GTACACTTCAAAAGTCAACTTCACCGATACATAGTTGTGTGTCCCTGAAAGTTTTCATGCCCATGAAAGAAATCTAACCCACCTGGCCCCGCCTCACCTGCACTCGCTGCGGTTCCCCCGATCTCAACATAGAAATGATCTCAGTAGGCCACTCCTACATGCAATACGAAGAGGTCGAAGCCATTGAGTGCCTCGCGTGCGGCGCCGAATGGGATTCCGACTTCAACCCCAAGCCCGTCGTGTGGCTTGCTGATTTGGACAACACAGAACAATGACCCTCACCAACCTCCTAATCTTCGCTGCCGGCGCTTTCATCGGTCACCTCGCCTACCAGGATGGACACCGCCGCGGCTATCGCCAAGGGCAAGCGGATGAGCACAGGCGCAACCTGGCTAATTGGTCGTCTTTAGGTCACAAAGTACATCTATTCATGAACGAAAGAGAACAATGAAAACCGAAGAAGTAGTCTGGGGCGCCCCTAAAGACGTCCCGACCCGAATCAACAAACTCATCCCTGGCACCAAAGTCACCTTCTACCCCGATGACAACGGTCCTATTTGGACAATCGTCGAAGCTACCGGCATTAGCCACGCCTGGGCATTGGTCGAAGTCAAAAACAACTTCTTCGAATACTACACAGACGAAGACGAGCTCCTCCAACACCTTCAACTCCACAACGCTCACAGGGTGATCGAATGAGCAAAGCCAAAAAGCACCGCCAAGACATCTTCTACAATCTCCAGGACGCCATTCACTGGCCCGAGGATTCCCACCAGCACCTAGAGAAAGTCCTCGATTCGCTCGACGCCTACCTCCAAGCCCGCGCTCCCGACGCCTTCACTCGCAAAACCAAACCCAAGCCCGCCACCGACACCAACCCGCCCAACACCCTCACCTTGACCTTCGAAAAGATGGACAACCCTGAGAGCGGTGTTTATTTGGTCAAGCTGCAGAACACAAGATATAGGCAAGTGATTGTCTCCGGGAAATTCATATACGTGGCTGCAGCTATTGGTCAAGGAATCTACGCACTACCTAAATCAGAAGCATGCCCGGAATGGCTCTGGGCACCGCTACCGAAAGGTTGAAATGAGCGTCTTCCTCTACTTCTTCGTTGGTTTTGGTCTACTAGCGACCATTCTAGAAATAGAGGACGATCCTGATTCTATAGACATAGAAGTCAGAGCATTTACTGTCGAACATAAATGAAAGGCTACCTCCACTTCGACGACTTCGGCAATCTCTACCTCCTGCCCGAAGACCTAGTCCGGCCCTTCCTCCACTCCAGAATGTGGGGCTCCCTCGACCCTGTCGGATTCACCACTCTTTGGTCAAACTACGCTTTCGACGACGATCTCGAGGGCGCTTACGTCCACATCGAAAAGGTTGAGGTTGGGGAATGAAAGACATCAAATACTACGGCGACGTTTATTCTTGTACCTTAGAAGTCGGTGACGAAATCACGCTCAACTGTCACACTGCTCTTGGTCTAGAGCAGGGCGCACAGGTCATCCCCAAACCCCACGAGTACGGCGATTACGTCCACGAAGGGGACGGCGTGCTCGTTAGGAAGTCTGACGGCTACCGGTACTATTTGAAAGAACAGAAGTAGGAGATACTTCCGAAATTGCTAGGGTTGAGGGACTCCTTTCGAGGGGTCCCTCTTTTTACCGGAGACACAACTATGGGAATGTTTGATTGGGTAGCGTTCGAAATGGACTGCCCGAAATGCACCACACCAGTTCGAGGGTTTCAGTCCAAGGATGGAAAGCGAGATCTTCAAGTAGTGCTGCCCCACACTGTGGACTGGTTTGAAGGTTGGTGTGATGAATGCGGTGCGAACATTGTTTTCTGTGAAGGAAAGATGATCTACCCCACCTACGAACACACCTACGACGAATACCTTCCCATGGCCCCCGACGGTAAAGACAAACGAAAGCGCCCATAGATCAACTGGACAGATCGCCGGACTTCTAATCCGTAGGTTCCAGGTTCGAGTCCTGGTGGGCGTACCAAACATGAGGTAGATTTGGAAAAGGAGAATCTCTAATGAACAACGAACAAAAACGATCCAAAAAAGCACGGGCCCTAAAAGAAGAGGCTATTAACTACGTTAATCAACTTACAGACTTAGACTCTGCAGACCCTTCCATGGTTGGGTCCGCCTCTGTTTGTGTTTTTCTAGCTACCGCCCTCGTTCTTTTGATCGAAGAAATGGAACAACTCAACGCTGAGATCAAAACCATCCGAATGAACGTCGTCGACATCTCTGTCGACCTGGAGGATCGAAACCAATGATCACCACACTACTCATCCTCGCCCTTCAACAGGGCGGTACGCCTTCTCTCGATGTTCAAGCACTGGCCGATTCGTACTGCTACAGCCTCGAAGAGATTCAAGACAAGCTCGAGGAGAGCCTCGGCGAGATGGTCTTCATCTGCCCTCCGGACGGCCTCTACGTCATTGATTTGGACTGTCACCAGGACTGTCTCAACGCCTTCATCGCGCAGCACTACCAGAACTACACCAACCTTTGCGACCAGGCTCAGGAGATCGCAGAGAAGTACCGAATCGAAGAGTCCATCATCGACGCTACCTACGACGAGTGCCTTCCTCACTGCTGGGCACGGTACGAGCGCGAGTTGAACAGGCTACTCTCCGAAACGGTCGCCAATCTAAAGGATCTCAGCAACTTCGAGAACCTCAGGGACCACGCGAACCAGTGGGAAATGACCGAGTGCATGAAGGATTGCTGCATCCGCATCGACATCCTCGCCGCGCTCGGCAAGGAAGCCTTGAGCGTCGGCGTGCCGCTGCCTGGGATTGATTTGGTCGAGCTGAGCCTGTTTTCACAAGGAGTAAACTAATGAAAGCCTTCTACGAACTAAACGATCAAGAACTAATCGATCTCACCCCTGAGCAAGTGCAGCGCTACTGCGATTTCGAAGCTGCTAGCAATGGAGTCATTCTTCCTGGACCAGAACCGGAGGTTTTCGTTCCGGAGACCTTCGAATGCGATTCGGAATACTTTGAGTGCTACGGTCTCAACTTTCGAACTCGAGAAGCGGCGGAAGACTTACAACGCCTCCTTCAGAACATCGCTGGCGAAGTGGTCAAAACTGATTACGATTATCGAATTGGTTACGATCACAAGTACCTCACCACTGAAGACGTAGATCGATATGCGATTCAACGGAAAACGTGCTTTTCATTGGACAAGTACAACCAACTTCGAGCATCTCTTGAAGAGAACGCTACCAAAAAGAGCGAGGCTGATCGGTTGCGTAGTGATTGGACAAAGAACAAGAACAAGTACGACGCTGCGGTTGGTTGGATATTCGAGAAGATCGCAGATGCTCGAGAACTCATCCATGATCAAGAGATCAATCAAAAACGCTTCGATGAGTACTTGGTAATCGCTGATAATGATGCTCAGCAAGCGTGGAAGTTCTTTGAGAAGGCCGGATTGGTTATGGACAGCTTCCGTCCTGTCGGGGCTCCTCCTGAAATCGTTTGTCACGGGCACGAAGTTGAGCAGTGGGATGTGGACGTGGAAGACAAATGAGCAACTACAGATATCTTCCGGTTCAGAAGTACACCGATTCCCCTCCGGATGGGTTTTGCCAAGTTCTTCGAGATCGATGGTGGAAAGTGGATCCTGATAAAGGGTTGGTCATCTACGTTGGTCCTGATCGAAAGTTCTTTTCTCCTCAATGTAATCAACATCGAGCGTTGGTAGAAAAGATGTCAGCAGGCTTAGAAGTTCGTTTTCTTGAATTCGTGTGGCTTCCTCATGATTGCAGTGATTACGTATGAACCCCCTCAAAACCGCTGACAACGTCCTCGGCGATCGCATCGGTTTCGTCCACCTAGTGGACAGGCCCCTAAAGGACGTCGCGCTCAAGGCCGTCAACGCTGCCAGGATCTCCTACAACAAGCAGAAGGACGAGTTCGATGAGAAAGACGAGCGATTGGTCGACTACCTCATCAAAAACGGTCACACGTGCTATGACTCGGAAACAGAAGTTTTAACCTCAGAAGGATTTGTTCCTTGGCCTATGGTTACTTTAGACCATGAGTTAGCTGCTGTAGATCCTGATCAAGGAGAAATGATTGGTTTCGAGAAACCTAAGCGTCTTGTAGAGAAAGAATATGAGGGAAAGATGTTTTCTCTGGAGACTAGAGACGTTTCTATGAAGGTTACTCCAAATCACAACTTGTATTGCAGCCTTTCAAGTACTCAAGAGAAAAGAAGTAATCCAGAATTCGGATTGTTTTGTGCAAACGATGTCTGGAAAAAACCTTTGAGGCTAATGTCTTCTGCGTTTTTAAATCTGCAATTGGAAGGAACGGACAAGCCATTATCTTTCTTTAAGTTTCTAGGATTCTATGTAGGAGATGGAGCGGTAGTGTCGGCCAATAGAATTGGCTTTAATCTCAAGAAGCAAAGAAAAAAAGAATACCTTCGTTCTCTTTTAGACGAGCTTGGTTTCCAGTATTCAGAAACTACCAATTCTGAGATGGTGACTAAGTTTTATGTCCACGTTCAAAACGCAAGAGAGGAGATGAAGCCTTATGGGTTTTGTGCAAAAAGCAAAACTCTTCCAGATTCCTTTTTGAAACTATCTCAAGGAAGAATTGAATCTGTACTAGATGGGCTACGTAATTCAGACGGTAGTCAGAAAAGGAATACGTGGATTTATACTACTTGTAGTCGTTCTCTGGCCAACAAGATCCAAGCATTAGGAGCTATTAATGGAACTCCTTTTAGTTTATGTGAGAACGAAAGAGGAATGTTTATTCTTCAAGCAAGAACAAGAAGTAAGCATCCAAGAGTAAACGATACAGAGGCAGCCAAAATAAAACAGGTTCCTTATCGTGGAATTGTTTATTGTGCTGAAATATCAACTGGACTTTTAGTTGTTCGAAGAAACAATAAGGTCCACCTATCTGGAAACTCCCCCTTCCGTCACAGCTTCTACACCTTCCACATCAAAGCCCCGCTCTTTGTGTTCCGGCAATGGTGGAAACATCAGGTTGGAGCTACCTGGGCCGAGATCTACATCGATACCGATTCGGGTAACTCCTGGAACGAGATCTCTGGTCGCTACGTGTGGCTCGAGCCGGAGTTCTACATGCCAGAAGTCCGCTGGCAGGACAAGAAGAACAAGCAAGGCTCCGTCAGCGACGACACCAAAGATCTGCAGAAGGACTACTGGGAAGGCGCGATGAGGCAGATGACCAAGCATCTGTTTGACGCTTATCAGTCCTACATCAACGCCGGCATCGCCAAGGAAGTCGCGCGCATGATCCTCCCCGTAAGCACCTACTCCGAGGCTTATTGGACAGTTAGCCTGCAAGCGATCATGCACTTCCTCAAACTTCGTCTCGACGATCACGCCCAGCCCGAAATCCGGCGGTATGCTGAAGGCATCAAGGAGTTGATCGGAGACGATCTCAACACGTTAGGAGTGAACCTATGAAAACTGCATTCACTTGGATCGGAATCATTGTCGGAACACTTGTTTTGGTCTTTCTTCTTGGACTTGGAGGACTTGAATGGAAGAAGTTCTTCGCTCCTCGTCATGCAGAAGTGAATCGAACAGTGTTTGAAAACACTCCTTCGTTTGTTCACGGAAAAGCTCAACATCTGACTAAGCTGCGTTTCGAGTTCGAGCAAGCTGAGACAGATTCGCAACGTAATAGCCTCAAAATGATGATTCGCCACGAGGCGTCTACTATCGACAACGACCTTCTTCCGACTGATCTTCAGTCGTTCATTCAATCACTATGAGAAACGTCATTCTGGTTCTTCTCGGCGCGGGATTTCTGATGTCTTCCAATGGGGGATGTACTCCTGAGCCTTCTACCGACCAAATTCAGTCAAAGCAGACTGAGCAGCTTGCTGCCGAAGCAAACCGACAGGTTGGTCTCCCGAACATCACGAACTTCACTGAGCGGAAGTTCTTCAAAATGATTCGAGAACTCTGCGACACTGAAGTCACCACTTACACCTACATTGTGGACATGCACGGACAACGTCATTTCCTGTGTGAAAGCATTGGATACGGTATTCCGTATTCGACTCAGTTCACGAACCCTGAGCGAATGGTTGAACGCTCTGGAGCTCACGGTCGGGCCTTGGTTACTCTTCCTCAACCGGAAGCCAATGGACTCTTCATGCCTGTTTCCTCTTCTGCAACGTGGGTTTTAGCCTCTACTGAAGAAGGCATTCAACCCATCTACGTTGAGTCCGAGATCTTGGTCTCTCCGTTCAAACTGGAATAACTCAGACTTCCCTTCCCCAAAGCTGAGCCTCCCCTCCCTCGCGCGGAACCCTCTGCCTTCCACCAAGGCAGAGGGTTTTTCTTTTGGATTTTCCCTCAAATTCAGTTGTAGGGAATAATCTTCAGCAGCTATAATTTTCTTCTCATGGACAGAGAAGAAAAAATTGACCAGTTGCGGATGAAGATCTGCAAGAAGGACATCACCCTTGGTCCTAACAAGAAGTCCGGTGAGCGCGGCTGGAACGTCAAGCCCTACACCTACTTCACCCCGGAGAAGAAGCAAGAGTTCCTAGAGCACTTCTCCCGTCTCGGTGAGATCCAACGTGCCTGCGACGCGACGGGCATCACTCACCAGACCTACCGCAACCACATCAAGCGGGATCCCGACTTCCGTCAGAGGTCCCTCGAGCTCAAAGAGAGACGCATCAAAGAGCTGGAGCTCGAAGCGTATGGTCGCGCTGTTGACGGCACGGTCAAAAAGGAATACGTCGAGACCGAGGACGAGCACGGGAACATTCGCTACGTCCGCAAAGAGACCACGACCCACTCCGATCCGATCCTCATGTTCCTCTTGAAGAGCTACGATCGTGAGCGCTTCGGGGATCAATCCAGGGTCGTTCAAGAGGTCACATCTCATAACGAGAGCCTGAATGTCACTCCTGAAGACCTTCAGAATCTCGATCCAGACTCGATTCAGAAACTACGTGACGTTGCTGAGTCGTTGAAGAAGATGCGAGAAGAGAAAAGAATGATCAACGAAGAAGACTCGTAATGGCTAAACATCCCAGGCACCGTTGCCGGTTTTGTAGAAACGAAATCAAGGGTCGCCACTGGATAGGGCATGACGGAAGGCTCCACTGCACAGCCGACTGCGCCATCAATGAATATCTTCTATACAAAGAGAGGGAGCTCAGTTCCCCCACAACCCAAACAACCTATGCTAAACAAAATTCTCAAAGACCGTAGGGTCTTGCTCGCTGTTGGCGCGATCGTGGTTTCCCTGGTCGCTATGGTCTCCAGTGACGCGATCCATGTACCGCTTCTTGAAGACTTGATCGAAGCGATCGTTGATGTCGTTGCGCCCGCTGAGGCGCCGGTTGAACTGCCGGAAGGTGAGTGATGTATATCTACAACTACCCTCCGACTCCGCAGCCCTGCCCCACATGCGGTCACTGCCCGATTTGTGGACGGTCTAGCACTCCGGTGCAGCCGTACATCACCTGGACAGACACGGCCGGTAACATCAACTTCCAAGGTGCGACTGAGAACCAGCGCTACCTCGATCCCTTTTCGGTCTCGTGGGACTCGAAGACCTCCTAAGTAATCTTCCTGATCCGGAAGAGACCCTTCGGAGTCTGGACAAGTTCGAGTCTGAGCAGTCCCTAACAAACTTCGTTCGTCTTGCATGGCCGGTCCTAGAGCCAGGAACTAATCTGGTCTGGGGCTGGTCTATCGATGCTATTTGTGAGCATTTAGAAGCTGTGACTCGGGGCGAGATCAAACGACTCTTGATCAACATTCCACCAGGTACAGCAAAAAGTTTTTTAGTAAATGTGATTTGGCCCGCGTGGGAGTGGGGTCCCAAGAACCTGCCCTACATGCGATACATCTCCACAAGCTACTCGCATGACCTGGCTATTCGAGACAACGGTCGATGCCGAGAGCTCATCAAGAGTGAGTGGTATCAGGAGCGGTGGGGAGACCGATTCCAATTCAAGCCTGCTCAAGATGCGAAGACTCGCTACGAAAACACTGCTATGGGCTTCCGCCAAACTAGTTCAGTTGGCGCTTCGCTTATCGGACACCGCGGAGACCGGATCATTATCGACGATCCTCACTCTCCTCAAACTGCAGAATCTGAAGCCGATAGAACAACAGCTCTACAATGGTTTTCTGAGACGATCCCGACTCGACTGAACAATATGTCAGAGTCGGCGATCATCATTATCATGCAGCGGTTGCATGCCAATGATATCTCTGGTCTGATCCTCGAGAAAGAGTTAGGCTACGACCATCTTTGTCTTCCGATGGAGTTCGAGTCCGATCACCCTTTCCTCTCGAAGACCAAGCTCCATTTCATCGACCCGCGCAAGGAAGACGGTGAGCTTCTTTGGCCGGAGCGCTTCCCACGCGACACCGTCGAAGGGTTGAAGGAGTCTTTCCGGTCGTGGGGCGGCACCTATGCTGAGGCTGGGCAGTTGCAGCAACGCCCCGTCGCGCGCGAGGGCGGCATGTTCAACCCGGAGAACTTCATCCTCTGCGCCGATGTTCCGGACAGAACGGTGAAGGTCCGGGGTTGGGACCTAGCTGCATCAAAGGACAGCCGCGCCGCTTGGACCGTGGGCGCGTTGATGGCGATGGATTCCGATGGGAAGGTCTACATCGAGGACGTGATTCGTCTTCGAGGCACCCCGAAAGAGGTGGAAGACGCCATCGCCGAAGCGATCGAGAAGGATGGGCCTGGGGTCGAGCAGAGCTTGCCTCAAGACCCTGGTCAGGCGGGTAAAGCCCAGAAAGCCCACATCGCCAGCAAGTTCCACGGCGCGCTACTTCACTTTTCGCTCGAGACCGGATCAAAAGAGGACCGGGCTAGGCCCTTGGCAGCTCAGGTCGAATCTGGTAATGTTTTCATGGTCCGAGCTAGCTGGAACGAGGACTTCACCAAGGAGGCCTCGCTCTTCCCTGCAGGGGAATTCAAAGATCAGATTGACGCATGCACGCGAGCATACTCGAGACTCGTCGTGGCGGAACCTGCGCCGGTTGTGGTCGCCCCGACATATCTGTCTTGACTAGATCATGATCCGAAAACTCTTTGAAAGAGCACTGAGTGGACTCAGGACTCAGGGATCCCCGTTTGATTTTTCGGGTGTCGGGGGAGCCTCGATTATTGGAGGCTTCATTCAGGAGAACGAGCAGAACTCCAAGCTTGTCGGACGGGAGAAGTATACCACTTACTCCAACATGCTGGCAAACACCCCAATTGTAGCTGCCAGTACCAGACTCTACCTCAACATGGTGGCCAAGGCAAAGTGGTCTGTGGTTCCTGCGGACATTGAGGGAAGAGAAGAGGAAGCAAAGCGGATCGCGGAGAAGATCGAAGAGCTGATCCACGACATGGACACTCCTTGGCACCGAGTGGTGCGTCGGAGTGCGATGTTCAAGGCCTACGGTTTCTCCCTGCAGGAATGGACAGCCGAGCGCAAGCCAGACGGGACCATTGGTTTCAAAGACATCCGCCCGCGTCCGCAGATCACGATTGAGCGTTGGGATCGCCAGAACGATGAGATTGTTGGTGCGGTTCAGCGAGATCCTCAGACGGCAGAAGAGCATTACCTGCCTCGTCAGAAGTTGGTCTACCTTGTAGACGACTCGCTCAATGACTCCCCTGAAGGCGTTGGTCTGTTCCGCCACGTCGCTGAGACTGTGCGCGAGCTGGAGCTGTATGAGCATCTCGAGGCTGTTGGTTTCGAGACGGACCTCAACGGCATGCCTCTCGGTCGCGCTCCCCTCTCTGCGCTGCAGAGTATGGTCAAGCAAAACCTCCTCTCCCAGGAGAAGATGAACTCAATCGTGAACGGGTTTGAGTTGTTCATCAAGAACAAGATCAAAGACCCCTCGCGCGGCCTTGTTCTGGACTCTCAGCCCTTCAGCTCCACCGGAGAGAACCGGACTCCTTCCACCAATAGAATGTGGGACCTGGAGATTATGAAGTCTCCCTCCGGCTCTCAGAAAGAGGTTGGAGAAGGGGTAGTTCGGAAGAACTTTGAGATTGCGCGCATCTTCGGGACGGAGAACCTTCTGTTCGGGGCGAACGGGGTCGGTTCCTTCGCTATGTCCCGGGATAAGACGAACACCTTCGGCTTGATGGTCGACGGTACTTTGTTGGAGATCAAGGAAGCTTACGAGCGTGACGTTCTTGATCCCTTATTTGAATTGAACGGCTGGGATCGGGAACTCAAGCCTAAGTTCCAGACCGAGCCTATTCAGCATCGTGATCTTGAATCTATCACTGGTGCTTTGAAAGATCTGGCTGTGGCAGGCGCCCCGATGCCGGTAGATGATCCGGCTGTGAACCACATCCGAGAGAACGCGGGCCTTCCGATTCTCGAAGAGGTGGACACCGAAATGCTCCTCGCTACTGGTCTGATCGCTAATGATACGACTCAGAATCAGAGGGATTCTGAGCTGGACCCTGACACTATGGAATCTAATTCGGATAACTAATGGCTACTGTTACTTTCTACAACGATTTCAAGCTGCAGCTTGCAAACGGCAACATGGACTTGGACACTGATGCGTTCAAGATCATGCTGACTACTTCGACCTACACGCCTGACATTGATGCCCACGACTTCCGTGACGATGTCACCAATGAAATTTCGGGCACAGGCTACACTGCCGGTGGAGAGAACCTTGCCGGTTTGCCCCTTACTAAAAACAACGGTTCTGATCGCACTGAGTGGGATTTCACGGATCCTGAGTGGACGAGTGCTTCGTTCACGGCTCGGTATGCAGTGATCTATAAGAACGTTGGCTCTGCTGCCACGGACAACTTGGTCTGCTACATCGACTTCTTGTCGGACCAGACCGTGTCCAGTGGTACGTTCACAATTCAGTTGAACGCCAGCGGCCTAGCTGCGATCACCTAATCCCTATCAGGGTCCAGTTTCTTGCGACGGGGCGCGGGGTCTCCCCGTGTCCCGTCGTGAGGATTTACGGAGCTTCACATTGGCAATCGTCGCTATGAGCGGTGGGGACGGGCAAAACTAGGTCCATCTGGCAGAGCATCTGTGGCTGACCAAATTCGAGTAGTCCGACAGGCCGCGATTACGTCGGGTACAACTCAAGACTTTACCGTCGCTGGGTTTGGTACTCCCGACGCGGTTATTGTCTACACCTCGTCAGCTACGACAAACGATACTGCCGCTGGAATTGCAGCCTTGAGTTGGGGCTGCAGTGATTTCACTAATGAATTGTGCGCTTCGGTAACGGTAGAAGACAACACTACCAACGCTGACGCCTATCATTTCAACTCAGATGCTCATGTTCTGACTCTTATCGCTACCGATGGCACGGTTGACGCGCAGGCCACGGTTGATTCAGCGATTACGGATGGGGTCAGGCTTGATTGGGGCAACCTTCCTCCGGTAGGAGTTCTGGTCCATGTCGTTTTGATTCGAGCTGCGAACGCTCACGTCAACACGATGTCCTATACAACCGGTGGGATCGGAGACACCAACGCCACCACGGATCCTGGCTTCACTCCGGACACCATTTTCTTTGGCAGTACCGGAGACACTTTCAATGAGACCATTGGAAACGAAGC